AAACTGGTTACGCTGCCTTGTGCAGCAGTAGACAAGGTTCCAGCTACTTCTCCGCTTGATCCGTAAATTACAGCTTTTGAATTAACTACAGTGTCGGCAGAAGAACCATCCAGCAGATTGAGTTCGGCTGCCGTTGATGAAACAGTTGTTCCATTTATAGAGAATGCATCAGTTTCAAGTGTGCCATCGACATCAACATCACCAGCAATGTCTAAATTACTATCAAATGTAACAATACCTGTAAATCGGCCGGTTCCATTGACATCTAATTTATAAGTTGGGGTAGTGTCTCCAATACCGACGTTACCCGAACCATCTATTCTCATTCGTTCAGTTACACTGGTGCCAGACCCAGTGGGCCAATCAGCAGCTGTACAAAATGTCATGTATCCTTCTGGGAACAGGTGAATTTGAGTGGCACCATCCTCACTATCGGTTCCATGACTTGTCCATTCACCATCATCTGCACGATAACCGTTACCATTTAAGGTGACAGCATACGACCCGCCCGAATTAATTGACCCAAGGGTATCAATACCTAACCAAGTAGTATTTGCGGACCATGCATCAGCCGGTTTGTGAACATACAAGTCTCCATCTAGTGTCAAGGAGGAGGACATATCGACTGGACCATCAATATCTACTGTATCTAAATTTGTTGTGCCATCGATATCCATATCGCCTGAAATATCCAGCTCTGTTGCGACAATCTTATCGTTAAAGATTGCTGCGCCTGCGTCTGACATATCAAGCGTTAAAGCAGTGATTGTTGACCCACCATCATTGCCCTTAAATATTATATCTTTGTCAGATATATAATTACCTATAACAAAACTGCTTGATGAGTTTGTGAAGGCTCCAAATTCTGTTCCAGCATCTTTTAACCTAATGTCTGCTCCGTCTGCGTCTAAAATTATGTCTCCGCTGGAGTCTATGGTTACATCGGTTCCATCGTTAGTAATGGTATCTAACGCAATCGACCCAACATTAGTGATGTCAGCATCATTGAAGCTGGTGGCTCCCAATGTGTTGGCTGCTGCTGTGGATGTAATTCCAGCTCCGAATGTGGCCAATTGATTTTCATCAACCGAGATGGAGGGAGTAGTTCCTACGGTGCTTCCAAGACCGATAACCAAATCATCTGCGCTATCATCTAATCCAATATAAAAATCTTGTGCGTTCCCATCGAAAACAATCTTGGTATCAACCGCAGAAGCGTCACCAATGGTGACAGAATCGTCTGTAATGGTTAAAATGCTATTGGTTCCAACAGTTGAGCCTTCTCCGATAACCAGCTTATCTGCTGAGTCATCTAGGGCTATATAAAAGTCTTTTGCATTTCCATCAAAGACGATTGCTGTGTCTTCGGCTCCCGCATCACCAATAGTTAATGTTGGGGTCGTGCCACCAATAATAACATCTCCACCAAATGTGGATTGTAAATTCTCATCTATAGCAATTGCAGGTGTGGTTCCAATGGTTGAACCAAGACCAATTAATAAATCGTCAGCACTATCGTCCAGAGCTATGTAAAAGTCTTGGGCATTACCATCGAATATAATAGCAGTGTCTGCTGCTGCACCATTGCCAATGGTAAGTTGTGGGCCGGTGCTATCTATTGTCAGGCATGTTGCAGTTTCAACAGCAGTGGTTCCAATTTTGAACTTATCACTGTCACTATTATCCACACCCATTGTAAATGTAGCGGTGCCTGATAACTGAAATTCTATAACGGGATCACCCGTAGACGTGTTATTAATATCTACGCCATCTGCACTACTGCTACTACTTTCTACGTCCAGCTTTGAACTGGGTGAACTGGTGCCTACACCAAGACCAGTTGAGTCCCAATTTGGATGGTTTGTAGAAAGTTTTGCCGGAGTGACACCTCCATCTTTGATGATAATCTTTCCTCCGCTAAGTGCGGTTGTGCTATCGTCCACTGCGTCCGCTGCAAAAGTTGCTGCATTAGCAATGTTATTCAATTTAGTCGAAGTGACTTGATCGCCGTCAGCGAACGTATTTCCTGTTGCTAGTATTGCCATTAATCTGCCTTTTCTAAATGTCTAAAGGTTTGCGCTCCCGCAATTTTTACTGCTCTAAATTTTGGTCTTCCCTGTGTCGTGTCTAATTTAAATTGTAACCCATAAGCCCGTCTGTTTCCAAACCTGCCACGTAAAGAAACATCTTCGCCTACAGATAGTAACCCACCATTATACTCATTAATTGTTCCAATACTTATAGTATCATCAATATTTTCTGTTATTGCTGTTATCGTAGCATCTGATTCGTTAAAGTCAGAGGACTGAGCATGTAAGTCCCAATTGTTCCACTTCTTACGATCAACGCTTTGTGCGGTAAACATCCGGGTTGTTGCGGTTCCGAGAATAGGAATGCTTCTCTGTGCTGAACCAATCTGAGTTATTACAACATCGACATCATCGTTTCTTGAATCGAGTTGATGCACCCCACCCTGTTGATTAACAACATATACTCCCCGGTCATCATCGTTACCGGCTATAATTAAATTATGTGATTCCCAGTCAGAATCATTAACTGAATCAACTGACTCCCATTTCTGGTTTAAAAAATTATAAACAATAATAGAATTGTTTACAATGGCATCATCCAACGGAACGGCTAAATAATATTTGTTTTCAAAATAAACACCGAGAGCTTTTGAAACATGCGCCTTATTAATTCGATTTATAGTTTTTTCAATATTGGTCGAAACAGGGAGATCGTCTCCTCGCAAATTATATAAATCTTGGAAACTCACAGAATACAAACCATTATCAGATAGGAACATAATGTTGTTTCCGATTTGTGTAATGGTCTTTCTAGCAACACATCCTACCTCTCCTGTAATAAGCTGAGATGTTGCGGTGGTAGGATCTGATGACCCAGATATCAGATGAATGGAATTGCGATTAAAAACAACCAACTTGTCTTCGGCAAAAGAAAGAAATCCTACTATAAAATCTGACGTTCCGGCGTTGAGGCGGAATTGGGCATATATCTGATCGTAGGTGTCTGTGTCCAGGATATCAGAAAATATCACTTCATCCCTAATGCCTCTGTTTGTAATAGTTGCACTACCACTGCTTCCACTAGTAGTATAATCAAATGGAAGAACAAGGCGGGTTTGATGAATGATTCCAAATGGCGGTGCTGGCATATGTATAAAACCAATACCAGCACTTACTTTCTGGGTCCACTCAGTGTCGGTCTGGTCACTTACATCGGCATTATCTACGAAGAACGTAAAGGCACTACTACTCCTGGTAGCTACGGTATGTTCAGACCCTTTTGTAAGAGTTGATCCACCTACCGTTGTCAGGACAACAGTATCCCCAATAGCCAGAGTATTGCTCACTGTGACAGTCGCTACACCACTTGCTATGACAAACCCGGTAGCATCCAATTTAGCTGGCTGAGTATAGTCTCCATTGCCAACTAAGGTAAAGGCTGGGGTTCCGCTAAAACTCCCATTCCATTCTAGGGCAACAGCACCATCTCTGAAAATAAATACTTTATGAAATGCCTGAATCATATCAACCGAAGATGTAATTGTTGTCCCGGTTGGATAGATAATATCTGAAGTGGAACCATCGGAAATTTTTACTGCTATTGCCTTTGCATTCCCTGCACATATAATATAAAACTCAGAAGAAGCACTTGGATCTGACCAAGGTGTAGATCCGTAAATTTGAACATTGGCATCTTCATCTAATTTGGGAGCACCAACAGTTGCAGTTCCAGTTGGTTTTCCGGTCAAGCCAGCAATCGTTATAGTAAATGTATTTGCGTCTGTAACAACAACAATGTGATTGCCATTAGGATCTACCCCAGCGGTTCCTAAACCAGCAAGACTAACTAAAGTGGAATTGGTTAAACCATGAGAAGAGGCTGTGAATGTTAGAGTGGTGTCAGCTCGTGCTATATTCCCAGTGGTTATAGTAATATTAGCATATACATAAAACGGAATAGTGAAATTTCCCACGGCAAAAGGAGCAGCAATCAGATTAATGCCTTTTCTAACCTGCCATTCGCCTCCAACACCCATACGACCATTCAGGCTCTCAGCCAACACACCTTGCGGGAGTTGATCTGGCCTAAGTTTATTGTTATAGCCAATGAAACCGATGTCCAAATCCTCAACGATTTGGTCATCCAGTGTTCCGTATCTGTCGTATCGAGCCATTAACTAGTATTTCTTACGCTTCCCGTACTCAACTTTTAAACCCTTTTTCTTGGCAGCTTTCTTCGCCTTAGCCATTCCTTTGGGTGTATATGAATAATGTTTTTTTCCTACCTTTGGCATGTCATCTCCTTACTGTTACTTGTGAGCTACCGAAATAGAAACCGAGAATGGCTAACATCCCCTGCCTGATTTCCGGTAGTAAAACGAATCCTTCCAAACTTTTCCACCTGTCAGCGTGGAATCCCAGAAAGCTAAATATTCCTCCCGAACCTTCATTTTTGATGGTCACAGGGATACTGTAAAAAGCAAAAACAAACGGAGCAATCACCACAGCAAACAAAATGGTAATGGCTATGCTTCTCCTGACCCAAACTCCACCTTCTCCAGTTCTGGCCGCAGCACGATCAGCAGAATCATCCGAAGCACCTTGTGCTGCAATCATCCGCTCCAATGCTCTGGACTGAATGTCCATCTGTGCGGATACAAATTTCATGACGAATCCGGTGATTCCTCCACCAAGCATGGCAACTAACTCACCTGTCATCTTTCTTCTTCCTTAAACTTCTAATTAGTTTAATTATAGATAGAAGCATGAATACGATGGTGCATCCCGATGCCACTAAAGATAGCATCTGACTCGTCTCTTGTGTCGTCACAGCAATTACAGAACCGATCGTTCCAATGAAAGACTTCTGGGCCAGGTCATTCACTAGTCTACAAACTGTGAAACATGAACAATGGCGGTTCCGCTAATCCCTAAGAATTTAGCAGCTTTACCAGCATTAGCACTAAGCGTGATTAACGGATTGTCTTTTACCAAGATGTGACCATTGGTTGCGGAGGGAGCAGTATCGTCAAACGTGACATATACATTATTGTCCTGCACATCAATTATCACATATTTGGTGTAGTCGTCAAATGCAGCAAACTGAGCACCGGTGCCAGTTGTTGCACATGACAGATTTTCGCCTGCAACAGTTCCATTTGGCTGTGGATATAGGTTAGTAATATGGCTATTCATAATTCTGGATATTATCTGGATTGGGTTGAAACATAAGTGTGAAATCGTTTTTTAACGGTGTTATTGTTCATAATCTGGTCCGTCTTTTCCAGTTCGTTAGCCAGATACTTTTCGGCTACCTGTTCTTCTATGACAGCTTTGTCATGCTGGCCATCCATGCGTAAAAAATCTGCATAAGTGGCGTGGGCTATATAATGGAAAAATTCGTTAGGCACTAATGTAATGTCATTAAGTGGTTCCGTATCAGGAGGTGAACTATCGGGATTCAAATCCCAAGTAGTTAAATAAGCAGGAAGTTGTTTCTTATAGGTAACAAAAATAGATGTGTCATTGTCGCTACTTACATTCATCACATGTGCCCCATCACTCTGAACAAAGAAATCAAACTCAACAGAACTATTGTTCAAAAATGGTTCTGCCCGATGCATCCGCATGAACTCCTGAACATCTGAAAGTAATCTAACTATTGGAGCAGGGGTGGTTCCGCTATTAACGCTCCAGCCACTTTCCACTGTGGTTATAATAACATTATCGGTTACGGTCCAGTCATCATCGTTAGTATACTGGACAGCACCTCCACTATCCGGTTCTCCGCTTATAATAGTAAATTGTGCATCTGCCTCACCACTGGTTCCACTAACGTAGATTAAAGAATATAAAGCTGTGGTTCCGTCTATGTCATACTTTGTGTAGGCAGCAACGCTATTTTGGGTGCCGTTTCTTTTATAAACCCCATCAACCGCAGTTGTTCCAGCTCCAAAAACATAAAAACCATCCTGAGTGAATGGGACTATTTGATTGGTTATCGACCTTTGTTCTGCTGATAACAGATATCTTGGCCACATAGGAGTGGCTTGGTAAGCCTCATAAAATCTCCGGTTTGCCAATTCAAGCAGCTTAGTATTCTCATTATCCAAAAAAGAAGACACCCCGGATAACGCACGTACTAATGCGTATAAGTCATAATTCTTTCTCAACTGATTCATGCTTTGTTGGGACTGAGATGGGGGAATCGTTTATTGTAATCCTTTAAAAATTCTGGACTGTGAACTGTTTCACGCCCGTATTTCTTCAGAAGAAACATATACTCTGGGTAAGGAAAATTCGCAACACACTTACCCAATACAGGGTGAGTCTTACCAACATTGGTTTTTGCTTCCGTTGCCGTCTGTTCCTCTCGGGCTTTCTCTGACTGAAACTTCTTTTCATGCTGAGAAAACACTTCTGTGATAAGAGCATCATCAAGTTCGGCATCTGAATACTTGGGAGCTGTTGGTATGAAATTTATGTTCGGTGCATCCATAAGAAAAAAGGGAGGCCAGTTTTGGCCTGACCTCCCCCTTTGGTAATTATTTGCTAATCGCTTTTAGAAAAAACGAGACAGATCGATTACACGGAAACCGATTATGATTTCGCCAGCAGTAATGCTAGCGGCAGCAGCATCGGTAATCTCAATAACAACTTCAGTGTCGGCAGATACTGCCTTAACTGGTAAGCTTCCACCTAAAGTGGTGGTAGTTCCAGCACCCTGAACGAATAGATCGCCAGTATTGAATGTTGGTAAGTTGACGGTCATTGCGTCTACATCGAGAGCGTCAATGAATTCGTCGGGATCGGCAGTGGTTGTTCCCACGTCAATAACAAGTGAACTTGATCCAACTATATCAACACTGTTTACAACTCCACAAAGATCAATAGCTGACCCTGCGGGTAGTGTTAATATTGTATCCTGTCCACCGTTTCCAATTGCTACAATCTCTGCAGCACTCAGAACAACAACATGGGTGAAATCACCACTAGCTTCATTTACAGTTAATTTGGCCATAATAATTTCCTCCTATGCGATGACGGTTATTTTACCATGCGCACCGGGGTGCAACATAGTCAGGGTTAAAGCACAATCAACGTAACCACGTTCTCCTCCACCGAGATTCGGCAAACGAGTGCTACCCATTGGGATTAACTCAGCAACACCGTAGTATTCTGGGTTCAACAGGTAACCGTAGTCCTTGTTAGTTGTGTCCGGCATACAGTCAGGATTACCATTTACGATGGCTACACTTCCGTGATCTGACTGATAAACTTCTACAGATAGTTTTATGGTGGCATTGCTACCATTGTAATTTACACTACGAATGGATAGGTCAGGACCACTTCCGTCTGGATCTAAACGAGCGAAGTCGCTGATGATACGCCTCAAGGCGGTATCGGCAACAAGCGTCAGGTTATTGGTAGATCCCGTAACACGGAATATAGAAGTTATTTGGGTATTAAGTACCGTTTCGGTGTAGGTTCCAGAAGAATGAATACTTCCAGAGGGGGTGCGGAACGCAGAAGGCACATCACTCGGTCCACTGGAATCAATCCAGTCTCCCAAGCCACGCAGCTTGTAAACAGCTCCGGCACCGTCTTCGACGGCACGATCATTAGTTGATGCTAGCGTTGCTTCAATGTCACGTTTCAACTCTCGGATGGACTTGGCTTCGGCTTGAGCAATTTTGGCAGGTCCAACAGATTCAACAGCATCCTGTAAATCGGATACCATATAATCTCTGCGGAACTTCTGCACATAATCACCGAGACGAGCACGTCCTGAGAACTGATCGGTGAATGCGGTGACATCTGCGCCTTCTGCGATTCCAGCAGTGGAAACATCAGCGAGGCTGTCAACCGTCCATTCAACAAACGTAGCGTTAGCTCTGCTTTTAGAAGCAGATGAAAGGATTGGTGTCTCTTCAGGGGCCAAGATGGTTAAAACATCCATCAGGTCCTCACGATTGGAAACAGCCGATCCAGTATTACTTGTATCATATGTATTTGAAAACGCCATGATTTATCGGTTTTTTAGTTGTAAGGTTCTTAATGTGATGAAATCGCTTTTTTGTCCTGATTGCTTAAATCTACTATTCGATTCCTTAATAGCCTTGGTTGATCTTTTTTCAGTTTTTTCGGATGTTGCCGATGACGGCACACTATTGCTTGAAGGTTCCAATGCTATGTTAGCCTTGGGTTTGGTCTGGGTATTTGTCGGGCTATTGGGTATTTCTTTTCTTCCATAAATAGAATTAGTAGCGTGTGCTATAAAATATGGAAGCATAGAACTTAAACGAGGGTCTACTTCATTTAACTTTTTTAATCCGGGATCTGACATAAACTCTATAAAAGCAGACTTTTTCTCATTCTCGGATTGATCCTGAAGCCAACCCAGTTCTTCAATGGCCTTGTTACCCATGGCAAATTTAACTGATTCAGCATTTTGTGCAAACTTTAGAGAATCCAACTGATCCGGTATATAAATATCCCTTGCTTTTTTAGCGTTCTTTAATGCATTACGCACATCCGCTTTAGTCATGGGTTGACCTTCCAGTTGAGTGATCTCATCTGTTGCACTCGTGTAATCAGATTCAAACAATAAGTCCTCAGCCCAATCTATAATGCGAGTAACTTCATCGGCTTTAGATTGAAGATCCTCTATGGTTGATAAGTCCTTAAAAGGATTATCAGAAACCTTTGGTTTTTCAATTTTAAGCTCCTTTTGTTGCTCTCTCACTCGAATCAATTCCTCTTCTGCCGTTTTTCTTTTCTTGGTCAATTCACCAATACGAGACTCGGCTCCGGGGATTAGCTTCTCCCTGAGTTCACTAAGTTGTTCTTCGGATAACTCATCCAAATTTAACTGAGAAAGAACATTGTCCTCCGCTTCGGGTTCGGTTTCAGCGACTGATTCAGTCTCTTCTACCTCCTCCTTAACTTCGGAAGATTCTTGAGAAGCTTCGGGTTTCCCCTGAAGTTTCTCGCTACGGCTCAGAACTAATTCTGACGCAGATTGATTTTCCACTGATTCTGGTTCGGCTTCAGCGATAGCCTCAACGATTCCTTTTGACATAACTGTTTCCACTGTTTTACGCCCAGAGACGGCGAACTATTTATATTAACATAGGTTAAAGCAAATCTTTATATCTTTTTTCTAAATTTTTCCATCCCGACAATTGTAACATGTCATCAAGGGCAATTATCCTCCCTGATATTTGTTGTATTTTGTCAGTTGTAGCATCAGATAATTCACCAATACTTTGCTCCCGAAGGTCATCTATTACACTAATGAACCTAGCGAAATGTTCATGGTTATGTAATGCTTTTATATCTTTTTCTAAATTATTTTTTGGCATGTTTTCTTAGAGCTTCTGCGAGACGTTCCATCCGAGGTCTAATACCCGGTATGCCTTCTTCTACAGCATTACGATATTGGTCATTATCTAAAAATTCCTCAGCCGCTTCTAGGAATTTGTCTTCATTGATTAGCTCAAGGGTTTTAGGACTTTGGGCAATTGATCCCCTGTAGTGTTCACTGAACAAAGAACCACGGAGATATTCAGGGAATGAATCAAAATCTCCAATCATTTTATTTAGAGAAACGAGACGTTCCTTAACGTCTTGATCTAGAAGGTCTTCCGCTTCTTTCTTCGTGATGGTGTCCCCTTCCTCCACATCAGCACCATAATGCCCATAGCCAATTGTCCATTCGGTTTCGCCCGGGAGTTGATAGGCTTCGCCCCTAAAGGCTTCATCTTTACGGAGGATGGCTTTATAGAATTCGTTAGAGCGATCTCTAGCAAATTCACTAGCTGTTATATTATCAGTCATAATTAATAGTAAACAAAAGAAAAGTTTTTTTACAAACATATACACCGATGGCGAAAAGAAAGGCAATTGTTAGAAAGGTTTTCATTGTTGCATCTGTTGAGTTTGAACTCCGCCCATCTCGGCCGGAGCTGTTCCAATGCGGCCTATTTGCGCATTCTGAGCCTGCTGCATAGAGAACTGATACTGCCCCATATACTTTTGCAACCTCTCTGAAAAAGCTGGATCTGATTGCAGCCTCGCAACGATATCAGGCTGTTGGACATAACTTTGCAAAATCTGCATAGCGATCTCGGCCCCGTTCGGGCGAGCTGGCATTTCAATCCCTGCATAAATTTTCGAAATATCATCGGTAACATCTTTCAGTATCTCTTGTTGTGCGGTTTCTATCGGCTGTAAGACCGAATCTGCAAGCATAGGATCTATGCTTCCGGCGATTAAAGTGATTAAGTCATCAATATTTATACGCCCGTTCCTGTCAAGTTGGAGAAGGGAAACCATTGATTGGAGTTTTTTCTCCTGAGTCTCAGGATCATTATTAAGCACATCATAATTAATGGTAACATCAAAGTTTTCGTCCGGGTTGCCCTTGTTAAAGACTTGAGGATCAGGGACTCCTGTAACTCTAAAAAATATAGAATCGGGGCCAAACCTTTGAAAGCACCGATAACACATCGAAACAACTTCAGCTGAATGTTGCAGATATTTATCTACCAAGAATTGTTTTCTGACCTGACTGATCTGGGAATCTTCATCCAGACCAACCAAGCGGTCAGCTTGCTCCTGCATGGTTTCTTCTATTTCAACAGAACCGGAATTATCAGGGGGAGCAGGGCCGAAAGTAATTTCCCCTTTCCTTCTTTCCGGGATCATTCTACCGGGACCCCAATCAGAAGGGGCGTGGCCTACAGGGTGCATTATTGGCGGGATGGTAGTGATGCTGTTCCTGTCAATTCTGGAATCCCTCTCCACCTTTATGGTATTCTGAATCCCCCTGAGAAGATCGGGGATAGTGGTCGTATCGTATAGCCTCTTACTATCTTCAGATAGTTTGGTGACAACCACAGGATAATCCTCATACCCGTTAAGTAACTCAAACTTAGCATATGCAGGGGTTTGATCGTTGCCCGTAAAGTCTTTATGGAAAATAGTGCAATAGATTCCTTCCGAACCATCCTCCTTGTCGATTAAACGCTGATACCCGTAAACAAGCTCAATGAGTTCCTCAGCCTCATACGCATTATCCGTAAGGCTCAAGCTACGTCTACCCTCCTGTTCCCTTTCAATCGAATCAATGTTTACGCCACGATAGCGTTCGATTACAAAATCTACAAAATCTTCATCCCAATCATCGGTTGTTACTTTATTCTGCAACTCTTGAGGAGTATAGTAGGTCCTCCAAAAACAATATGGTGCTCGTTGGGGATCAGTGACATAGGGCGGAAAAATAAAATCTCCATCCGGAGCTAATGTTTTAACCTCGGGACAATTCACCTGTCTCCTGACGATGGGTAATTCAGTGACTCCAAACTTCCTGAGTTCCCGCAAAGCTTTCCTAGCTCTCTTCGTTGAAACACCCAAGAACGAAGCTTGCATCAAGCTAACAATACTTTCCTCGTCCTCACCATTTACAATGCTTTCCCCAATCTCGGGGTCAAGACTTGCTATTTGCTCAAGACTTAGCCTCTGAAGAAAGCTTCTGTCTTCCCTGTGCCAACCAACATAAGTAATAAAGATACCTCTTTCCAGAAGATAGTTGGCCCCAAGCTCCATTTC